AGATATTATTATCAGAGAGGATAAAGTAAATGGTGGTGGAGTTCCCAATATGGTTAAAAGACCAATGATTAATAATTGGGAGGCAAAGTTCAGTATTAACCTAATTGAAAACCCAGATATTACTTTTGAAAAGTTAGAGAATTGGATTAACAGGGGTGGAATTGAAGTAGGATTCGGAGCTTGGAGACCCCTATTTGGACAATTCATTGTAGAGAAATTTGAAAAGATAGATTAGTATATTACTAACATAGCTTAGCGGAACAGAACGCAACCGAACCAAACTCAACCTGATGGAGCAATGTAGAGCCAAGCGATTCCAAGCAAAGCACACTTATTTAACAGTTAAATAACAAAACTATTACTCAAAACTATTACACTATGAGCAGTTGTTCCTGCTTGTAGAACAGTTTCGTAATAGTTCTGTTCTATAGGTAGAAACGACTTCTCATAACGAGAGGTCGTTTTAATTTCACCTCAATCTCAACTTTATGACAGTAGCATTGATGAACTCATAATTTAGACGTTGAAGGAAAACCTATGACAAAGAAGAAAACAATTATTTGGAGACCTCATCCAGGAAAACAGACATTAGCACTCGCTTTTGATGTATTTGAGCTACTTTATGGAGGTGCACGTGGCGGAGGAAAGAGTGAATGTGGAAGAGCCTGGCTGATAGAAGAAGAGGTTATAAACCACCCAAGATATAGGGCATTAGTTATTAGAAAGAATAGTGAAGACCTCGGTGACTGGGTTGACAAAGCCAAACAGATGTATCTTCCTTTAGGAGCAGAATTTGTAGGTAAACCAGCAGAGATACGATTTCCTTCAGGAGCAGTTATCAGATGTGGTCATTTAAAAGACGAAAACGCATTTGAGAAGTATCTCGGACATGAATACCACCGCATGAACATCGAGGAGATTAACCTAATACCAACCGAGAATAGTTATTTAAAATTAATAAGTTCATGTAGAAGCACAATTCCAGAATTAAGACCACGTATTTTCCTCTCAACCAACCCAGGAGGAGCAGGACATGTATGGGTAAAAGCCAGATTTGTAGATATTGCTGAACCGATGAAAGTTTACATAGACCCCTTTACTAAAAGAACAAGAGTCTATATTCCAGCTACAGTAGAAGACAATCCTACTTTAATGAAGAATGACCCCTCCTATGTTGCCTACCTTGACTCTCTGCCTGATACATTAAGGAAAGCATGGAGATATGGAGATTGGAACGTATTTGAAGGACAATTCTTTAACGAATGGAGATTAGACAAGCATGTAGCCATACCATTTAAAATACCAGACACTTGGAAGCGATACCGAGCTATTGACTTTGGAAGGTCAGCACCATTTGTTTGTTTATGGTTCGCAATAGATTATGACGGTAATGTAATTTGCTACCGAGAATACTATTCACACAGACCAGATTTAGGAGAAATAGGAAAAGATGCAGATGTAAACGCTAAGGCTGTTGTAGAATTAAGCAAGGAAGACCCAATAATTGAAGGTAAACAATACGAATATACAGTTTTAGATGCAGCTTCATTTGCAGACGAAGGACACGGAGAAAAGATTTCAGAACTAATGGCAAGAGTTACTAAAGGTCATTTAAATTGTATTCCAAGTTCAAAAAAACGAATAGCAGGTTGGACAATAATGCACAAATATCTCAGATGGGATGATAAACCAGATAAGAAACCTCAATTAAAGTTTTTCAGCACTTGTAAGGAGTCAATCAGAACAATCCCTGCCCTTATACACGATGAACACAGACCAGAAGACGCAAATACCAATATGGATGACCATTGCGCGGATTCTTGCAGATATTATTTACAGACACTTAGAAGTAAAAAAACAGCCATACCAATGACAGTTGCTCAAAAAAGATTTCATAATTATAAAAAATCAATAGGAGAAGACTCAGGGTATAATCCTAATGAATATAACGACGAAGTATAATAAATAAAAGAAAGGACAAAAATATGTTAAAAACACAAGAACGTATGCAACCTCAAGATAAATTTGAGGTAGATGAGTACAAAAAACCAACAGATGAACGACTAAAAAAGTTCAACGTTGGTAAGTTAGTTCAATTCACAGACCGCACAGCTTTAATTACAGGTGTAGTTGGTGGATTTACAATGTCAGATATAGAACAATTATGGGTTAGAGATATAGATGTTGAACAACATTCACGCCACAGAGCTGATAATGTAGAATTTTTAAGAGAAATAAAGATAGCAAAAAAATCTAAGAAAAAAGTTAAGAAAGAAGTTAAAAAGGTAAAAAAGGTAAAAAAAAATGATAAAACTTCAACCACAAAATAATCAAATCGTAGTCAGCTGGAAAGATGAAACAGATGAAGAATTAACAAAATCTGGATTAGTAATTCCTAAATTTGCTAAAGAAGCTAAACTTATTGAAATGGGCGAAGTTATTGCTGCATCAAAAAATATTGTAGATAGAAATGGAGAAGTTATGGATATTAAAAAAGGTGATAAAGTTTTATTTGCAACATTCCACCCATTTGAATTAGAACTTAATGGCGAAAAGGTATATACATTACCTGCCTCAGAAATTGTCGCTATTTTAGTTAATGATTAAAAAAATACAAAGCCAATATTCTGAAAGAATAGATAAACTTAAAGAAGCTCGTAAGGAAGTTTTTGGTATGGGACAAGACATTGAAAAGATTTGGAGACAAGCAGACCACGATTATGTCCCTCATTTAATTCAAGCCAAAGGTAAGAAAGTTTTAGAAGCAAGAGACGAAACCAAAGGTTGGGCTTCAAGATTTGTAGAAATAGGTGCAGATAATTGGGAAACAAAAAACGCAACAGTAAACCCATATATTAAGATAAATACAGCTCTTGCTATTATGATAGCTCGTAATCCAAGTGTTGATTTACAACCAGACGGAAGCAAGTATGAAGCATCAACTCAAGTCCAAAAAGAACTTTACAGAACTTCTTGGGAAAGAGCCAAGAGTTTACAGCAATTAAAACTGTTTGCTTTTGATGACGCTAAATACGGTTGGGCTTGTGGTAGAACTTATCCTTTAAAGACACCAGATTTTAATGGAACATTTAGAGAAAGATTAGACCCTTGGATGACTTGGATTGATGATAAGTCAAGACCAAACAATCCTATGTCCACAAGAGATTGGTGTTTTGCTAAATGGATACCATATGAAACTCTTAAAAAACAATTCAGTAAAGCACCTAACTGGAAATATATCCAAGAAGGCGAAAGTGTTGGATTAGACAACGAAGATAATAAGTCAGTTCCAAAGTTCACAACCAAGAATATGAAGTTGGCTTACTTTTATGAGAACCTTGATGATGATATTTACTCAGTAATAGTTGACGGTTATCCATTACTTGAAAGAGAACTCCCAATCGCAGATTTAGAGGGAAGAAAATATTTGACTCTATGGCACACTTATTGGACACCAAGACACTCCAATAGCCCAATGGGGATAGGAATAAACGAAGCCATCAGAGATGATAAGAACCTTTACGATAAAATAAGGAATATGACTATGAACCAACTTATTTTGTCAATTCATAAAATGTTCTTTTACTCAGGCACAGACCAAATTGATGGTGATGGAACAATTAAAATAAAACCAGGAATAGGAAAACAAGTAACCAATCCAGAGAATATAAAATGGATGGAAGTTCCAGGTCCAGGAAAAGACGGGTATAACGGAATTGAAATGCAACAAAAAGCTATTGATGACGCTTGTGGTGTAGGAAAAGAATTAGCTGGTCAAACAGATGAGAAGACAGCTTTTCAATCAGCTCAAAACGCAGAGTTCGGATTAAGGAGACTAAGCACACCTCTTACAAATATTACAGACGCACTTGAACAAGAAGCTCAAATAACTATGGTTATTAACAGAATGGTTTACTCAGTCCCAGAGGTTATTACTATTACAAGACCAGAACTTATCCAAGATTATTACAATGAAATAAAGGGCGACCCAGAACTTTACACAAGAGAGAATGGTAAGTTCCAAGCTAAATTATATCCAGAAGTTCAGATAGGGACAGAAACAGATGATAGTGGTCGTTTAATGGAGTCAGAAGAAAATCGTTTCTTTAGAGTTCATCCCAAGGGATTGCCTTGGAATGGAACAATTACAGTTAAGGGTCAGTCAATTCTGATAGAAACTAAAGTTTTACAAAAAGCACAAACACAAGAAATATTTAACATAATCACTCCGTTATTAGGAGAAGCAAAAGAAATTGTAATGAAACCGATTAAGCAACTTCTTAAAAGATATGACTTTGATTGGAGAGATTGGGTTCCAGATGAATGGTATCAGCCACAACCACAACAGCAACAACAGCAAGGATTATTTGTTCCACAAGAAGGTGGAGGAGGTAATATGGCTAATTCAACTATACTTCCAAAAAATCAAGTCGCAGCAAAAAATACTAATTTAGTAGGCAGAACAGCAGGACAATTAAGTAGTCCAGGTCTGTCATTAGGAAAATGAAAATTAATTTAGACAAACAGAGCAGAGCTATTATCCGCAACATATTCTTACATAAAGAATATGCGACACTTCAGTTATTAATGGAAGAAATGATTAAAGATATTAAAGGTGGTCAAATTGGAGAAAAACCAAGCGAATGGGCTTTAACACAAGAAACCCTTAGAAGAGAAGGCAAGGTTGCTGGAGTTATACAATTTTTAAAATTAATTGAACAAATATCAAATGAAGAAGAAAAACGAAACAATAATTCTTAATACTCCAAGAAAGTTAATTATTCCAGATAATTCTGGGAATGGAAACCATTTAACTATGGTTATTAACTGGAGTCCGTTTATAAAAAACTGCGAATATATAAAACTTATCCAAACAAACGGAGATGAATGTATAGTCCAGAAAGACGAGTTTAGAACTTTATTGTCAATGATAGCCACAGAAGAAGAACTTACAGCAATGGGAAGACAGAAAATAAGAAATGTAAAAGTATTAAGAGGACACATTAACCTAACGATGAAGAAGGATACAATTCTTCATAAAGGTCAAACATATCCAGTCCCATATGAAATCCCATTAAAAGTTCCACTTGATATTTTAGAAGAACAAGACGATAAACATTTTCAAGCAAGATAACAAATGGTTAAAAGCCAAAAAAATAAATTAAACTTACTTTTATCGATTAGGTGCCTTCTACACCGTAAAAAAGAAGTCAAACAAATTGATAGAAGCTAAAACAATGCCAACGAATACACAACTTGAACAAATGGTCAAGGAATTGAGTGCTAAATTAGAAGCACAAACACCACAACCAGCAGTTCAACCAGTTCAATCAGAGCCAGTAACAGAAGAACCTTCAATTGAAGAAACCTACTGCCCTCCAGCATATAAGGAAGCGGCAAACAAAATACTCGGAAAAGATTTCGGGTTTGGAGTTGAAGAGATAGGTAGTCAAGAGATGGTAGTAGTAACAGTTCCAGATAAGTACAGAGATAGAAAACAATTAGATGCTTATTTATCTCACTGGAAAGGAAAAAGGAAACTTTACGAGAACGAACTTACAAGAGTAAACCCAAACATCTCATTCAAGGATAAACAAGATAGACTTGCTGAATATGATGCTCAAAACCCAGACCCAGTAATTCCTAAAGACCAAAGACATAAAGCTATGTCAGCCATTAAAACAGTAGTAGATTTGAATAAATGGCTTTTATTAGTTAGACAGAATATCAAGAAAGAATTAGCAACAGCTAAAAGTCCAGATGAAATGCCAATCAATTCATTACAAGATGAACTAGCAAATTAACAATTAAAATCATAAAGGGGAGTCATCGTGCTTATAAATAGTTTATTTCTGATTATTTATAGGCATAATAACCTCCCTTTGTGGGAAGTTATTAACTTTGTTTCTTGTTTTTCTGGGTTCTCCAACCCATGTTAAAAAGGGAGCAAATAAAAAATTATGAACAAAGTTGAAAATGTGGAAGAATTTTCTAATGACTCTAAGCCATTGGAAATGCTTTCAGAACAAGAGAAGAACACTCAGTCAGAGATGCGTCCTGACGAAATTACGACTGAACTCGGGGAGGGCGACCCCAGTAAAAAGCCCAGCGAGGAAACTCCTGAACCAGAAGTTGAAGTTCCCGAAGAAGAACTCAAAAAAGGCGAGGAACTTGAACCTAAAGTTGAGGAAAAAGTTGAGGAAAAAGTTGAACCTGTTAAGGTTGAACCTGCTCCTGAACCAACTCCAAAGTCCAGTGAAGATACAGAAGACCGAGAGACTAAAGGACTTAAAGACGAATTACTTCGTCAAATAATCCGAAATCGTTCTGCTACGAGAAAATTGGTTAATCCAATTAAACCGTCGGAACCGATTATCCCTCAAACTACAGATGAAGAAGGAATTGACCCCGAGGTAGAACAGCAATTAGAAGCTATTTTACAAAAGAAGGGTTATGTTCCTGAAACGCAAATTAGAGAGAAGATGCAACAAGAAACCCTTGATAATAGTATGAATAATACTGATAAGGAATTTTTTGGAAAATACCCAGAGTATTTATATTCTCAAGAAATGCGTAATGAGCACGATGAAATCGTAAACGCTGTTCCAGCTAAAACCGCCGAGGAATATCAGAAGCGGATGGGACTAGCACACGATATTGTCAAGCAAAATCATCCTGATAGATTTCCGTCTTCAAGTGGAACTGACATTGCCAAGAAACAGGAAGCTCTTAAAGATGCTTCTCTGGGGGCAGGTAGTCAATCAGCTCCTTCAAATAATCAGCCCGCCATCGACCCTCAGAAAGTCGCTGAGGCTCGTAGGTTTTATAAGGGATATACTGATGATGAAATCGCCAAACTATTAACAAAATAACAACAACAAAAATATGGCAGGATTTTCATTAAGAAAAGGCACTGCTGATGTCGAAGAGTTCACTATTAGTTCAATAGCTTGTGCTCCTGGTGATTTACTAGAAATAGATGTTGGAGCTACAGCAGCAACAGCAGCTGATGCTTCAACTCTCTGTTATGTCAGAAAAGGTGTTTGTACAGAAGTTACAACCACATCTGATACAACAGTTAAAGTTCAGATAGTAGATTCAAGCCAAGAGTGGGAAGTTGAAACAGCTAACAGTAGTTCATCTAGCGACAATCAGGATGGTATGGTATTGACCGATTTAAATACGGTTAATAATACTGGTACAAACAGTGTCGCCAAAGAAGCCGTTGTTGTTCAAATTAAGCCAGTGGGAGTAGCCGCAGACAAGAAGATTCGTGTTAAATTCACGAGTACGAATTCTGGACTAACCCATGACGCAGCATAAATATGGCAGACGTAGTCCCATTTACATTAGGAGCTGCAGCTGACTTAACAGATAGAGCTATTAGAGATATACATTTAAAAGTCAAAGACGAAGGTTTTGATTACTACAAGAAGTATATGAGTATCACAACTGGAGTTACTGACTATACGTATAAGGATAGTGCTATATCTGATTTGGGCAATGCAGGCAGAGTTTTAGAGAATGCCGAGATTGACGCAGAGTCTCCAATTCAGGGATTTGACCAATCATATACACAAATTACCTATGGTAAACTCTTAAGAGTTACACGTAAGATGTAAATTATAACTGCATCCTTTATTGGTAACAATAAAGA